ATGGAATGTTCTGCTTGTCATCGGGTTTAACGTAACCGTCCTTCGACAATACTGAGTTAAGAAGATTCTCAAACAGAGCACGACTGTTTGGAGCACGACCTGACTCGATGACCTTGCGCTCGATGCGAGGGTCTTCAAGACCGTTGATGAGATTGCTCACGAACTTACCATGCTTGTTTCGTGCTCTGTCCCATGCTCGGTTATCTGTGTACCATGCATGACCCAACTCGTGCAACGCATAGCCAATCAGATTGTTGAATGTGTGCTCAGGAATTTGAGAGGTCTCGTCAATGCTAGGGAAGATGACCTTCGCATTGCAATTGGTGAGACCACGTTCAAAGATGATTCCCGCAGTGCGACCAGTCCAAAGAACTTCAAGCTTGTCGAACTGATTGCCACTGGCATTGAACACACGTTCAAGGGTAGTAGCTACCCCACGCTTAACATTAACTCCTAACATAGAGCCTCCTTATTTCGTTAGATAAGACTTCAACTGTGCAGTGTCAATCGTTGCACTGAATATGCCACGCAACTCGCTCTCGCAATCTACTGGGAACTTGTTGATGATGGCACTGTCAAATGCGACAGAGACTGGCACACCTTTTTGTATTGCTCTTGCCCATGCAAACAACTGGCGCAACGATGGTGGCTGAGTAAGCAAACCCGCACGAGCCTTCTCACGAGCAGTGTTAGCGAACGTCACGAGTACGTTGCTTGCATCGTAAGGCAGACCAGTGCGATTGCAAATCAACTTGACCTCGTCATCGTGGGGCAAGTACTCGAACTGCAACGTGTAGCTAAAGCGGTCAATGAACGCAGTGTTTTGGTCACGCACACCCGCAAAGTTTCCTGATGCATCACCATGACCGTTGCTATTGTCAGCGCAGAAGAATGCAACGTGCGATGCGACTGGAATACGAACACCAGTCTCAGGTATCACGATGGAGCGGTGCTTTGAGTGTTCGCATAGCGCATGCAAGACTGCAAGATTCTGAGCACGAGCAAAGCCAATCTCATCGAGCAGAATGATTGCACCAGTGTGTTGTATTGCCTGAGTGATGACACCCGCTTTCCAAACCACGTTGCCGTTCTCAATCGTGTTACCACCGATGAACTCAGCACGTTCGAGAGCCTCGTCAAAATTCACACGAAACAATCTGCGACCAAGACGTGATGCAATCTGCGCCACGAACTCACTCTTACCAGTGCCACGCTCACCCGCAAGCCACACGTTGTCAGGCAGTGGATTGTCGAGCGCAACCAAAGCTTGATGCAGATGACGTGGATTGAAAATGTAGTCATCGACACGAGCGGGAGCGGAGGGGTCATTCCACACCTCAACCCAGTAATCTGCGAACGAAATCAATTCACCCTGATGTTCGTACTGCAACTGACCATCGAACACGTCTTTGACTTGCTTACGTTCAAACACTGGTAATGCGTTCGCAACCGTAGTCAACTCAGCCTTCGGAGTCTCCTTCTTGAACGTGGCAAACAACTTGCCAACCTCAGAGCGGATAGTCGATTCAACCTTGTCGTAGTCAACACCTTGGACGGCTTTGACCTGACTGTTTAAACGCTCTGTCAATTCCTTGGCACGATTCTCGTTGTCTCTGCGCTCCGCAAGGGTTTGGTCAAGCAAACGATTAGTGGTCTCACGAATCGCATTGACCTCAGCGATTGCCTTGTTTACATCGGCACTTGCAGTGACCAACTGATTGCGAACGTCATCGGGAATCGTTGCACTACTACTGGCAACACGAGACACACTGTTGGGGGCAGACACACGAACCTCATCGAGTGTCAACGTACCCTGATTGATAAGACTCTCAGCCGTTGCGATTGCGTTCGCTTTGAGTGGCTCAGGCGATAAGCCTTTTGCAACGAGCGAGGCATTGAGAACGGTGAGAGGGAGAAGAGATAAAGCACGATTTACTGATGTGGACATTTTGAGCCTCCAAGAAATTAAAGAACGAAAGAAACTGCATCACGTGGGCAAACTGGTAAACCTAGGTCAGCCCATGTTTTGGTGAGACGAATTGTGTAACCGCATGCGGGGCAACTAGCCTTGAGCATGCGAGTCGATTGAGTCTTGCGATTCGCACCAACGTTTAAACGAGCATGAGGGTACGCACCGAGCGATTCAACCAACGCACCGAACTGAGTGCGAAAGACTTGACCGACCTTGGTTGCAGTCGGTTTGCCCTCCAGTCCGAGACGTTGAACACATTTAGGGAAACGACCACGATGACCGTCACCGTCAGTCGCACTGTGGGACAACTCGTGCACGAGAATACCGAACACCTCGAAAGGGTCAGCCTCCACTGGCGAGATAAGAATCTCGTGGAAACCATCGGACGATGCCTTATCCGACCAGTGCTCACCGATAGCACGATTAAGCGAACGAGCATGGCGGGATGGGAAACCGCATGTCACCCTGATGTTGGCGGGGAGCGGAAAGCCACTCGCATCGAACACTGGGCGCAACTCGTCTACTGCTTGATTCAACCATTCTTCACGTGTAATAGCCATTATTGAAAAATCCTCCAAAAGATTGAGAAAAATAAATCACGTCCGACACACTCGCCTTGATGCAGAGTGCCGTTCGCATATTCGAACGTCTCACCACAACCGCCTGTCCAGTCCAGTACGAATACGAACACGAACAATACGAACGCAATGAGCGAAACAGTCACGACAAAAATCTCCAACAGTTTTTGCATAAAACCTCCTATTGATAAATCTGTTTAAGGGTCTCAGTGCTCAACTTCTCAGTAGGGCATAGAGGATGTAATTGAGTTTGTTGCTTGCTAGTACTTGGCGAGAACTTGTCAGCGTTCTCGTACCATGTACCGTTTACACATACGAACATCGGAAAGTGATAGCCGTATGAGAAGACTACGTAGATACCACTGATTGATTCTGCGAACGTGTTCGAACCTACGAACGGTGCACAGACTTGCACGAACCCACGTGCCTTTGAATTAGAAATTTTTGACATAAGATGAGCCTCCAAAGAATGATGCGAGATTGCATCCTCTGCCTCACTGGTATGCAATGAGGCATGAGATTAAATCTCGTTAAGTGCCATTTATTTTTCAACGCTCTGCAATCGCACGTTTATCCGCATTTATTTATCGATGCTCTCGGAATCGCACATCGGAAAGAACAACGTATCGCTACGAACTGTCGCACTCGCTAACGTTGTCACCGTTAGGTCAAAGCGGTCAGGGTTGTTATCTCGTTCGGTTGTGTTCTCGTATCCACGCACAGAGCCTACTTGCCTTATCTACCCTACTGATGTCATCACTGCGAGTCACCAGTCACTCAGCCACTTGTTTATCGATGCTCTGCTATCGCACATCGGAACATTTTTGGTCTCTAGAAACCGAGGCTCTTTCATCGCACCTCTTACTGCCAACTCAACCTGTACTAGCACCGAATTAGGCTCAACGATAGCACATGTTTAAACAGATGGGAAACATTTTGTTGCAAATTTACAAAACGACCCGCCAAGCCTTGCTGGTCATAGAGCCGTTTAAACCTCCTGATATATCAATGAGCCACTGTCGTGGAACATTGATATGAATAACCGTTTAAACAATCAGCATTATCTGGGGTTAGAAGCTCACCAAATGAGCCATCCAAATCAGAGTGAAAATCGGGGACGAATAGCGTAGCGAAACAGACTGCGGATGTCATCGATGTAGAGAGAGATGAGAGAGATATAAACGCAGAGCATTGCATCGAGTATCACTCGTCACTGACAACACTCAGAGCCTTGTTGCGAACATCTTACGAACACAATGCGAACCTCATTTACTTACGATGTTTAAACCGTCACAATGTCATGCAACGTAGCACTGGTAAACGATGGAGATAAACACGATGAAGAGCAGAGAAAATTTCATAAACGACTTAGGTCTAAGCGATAGCCTCATGGATGCGAACAGTGTTAGCACAACGCACGAGGGAAACAATGACGAAGTCATGCGGTCAGCCGTTGCACAAGTAGAGGTAAAGAGAAAGAAGAATGGATTGCCTCATGGTGTAAGGAAAGAAGAGTTAATGAATGCACAAGGAAAAGAGAAGAGAATCACTCCAAAGATGCAAGCATTCGTTTCTAACATTGCACAGGGACTAAGTCCAAAGGATGCGTACCGTAAAGCGTACGATTGTTCAAACAGTGCTGAGTCAACGATTATCAGCAGTGCGAACGAATTATTGAAGGACAGTCGAATCACTCAATTACTAGAGTCTGTTTGGGAGACCGTCAAAGAAAATATTGTCAATGATGCAGTAGCGACTAAACGTCACGTGATGTCAGAACTGTTTAAACATGCACAGAACGAAGAGGCGCAACTGTCTAATCGCCTTAAGAGTTTAGAACTAATGGGCAGAGCAGTGGGAATGTTTACAGACAAAGTAGAAACCAAGGTAGAAGAGATAAGCACAGAGCAACTCAAAAAAGAATTGGAGTCATCACTTGCGTTACTCGAAACGAAATCAGGAATTTCAAAACACCATTGATGGTCGATTTTCGACACCCACTACCACCCGACCCAAGCCTATGAGCATGCCATCCTGCGAACTCTATACACTCTATTTCACAAATAATCCCACACTACTTTGACTAATGAGAACGTTCCTACAACATGTTTCACGTGGAACACTCCCCCCTCCCCCATCCCCCTATCAAATTTTCTTGCACATTGTTTAAACGTTCGTATAGAATACCCCCTAGTAACGTTTCTATTCTGTTCTTATGGGGGGTATATATATTTTGGCAAAGAGTAAGCTCAAAAACATCACACTCAGTCTGATGGCTATACATGCGGAAATGCGGGATATGGCTGAACGTCAAAAATTACAAGCCATTATTGAATCCCTTAAGAAGCTTACCGAGGCAATGAAATGATTGACCACTCGGAGTGCCAATGTACGGTCTGTCAGGTAACGTTCTCACTTGCCTTAGAAGGTGGTTGCGCTGGGGAGTTTGGAATCCTGCCCGTCGCCTTTTGTCCTACATGCCTATCTTCCTGTGTAG